TGGCTAAAGCTGACCTCCAAAAGCATGCTTCAATGCCTGCTTCCAAGGCTCACGCTGGCCTGAAAAAAGGCGGTATGGCTAAACTGACCAAGGCTGAGATGCCTTCCAAGATGGGCAAGGTCAAGACCTCCAAACCCAGCATGGGTTCTGCCTCTAAGCGTGCTGACGGCGTTGCCATGAAGGGCAAGACCAAGGGCACGATGCTCCGCAAAGGTGGTATGTGTAAATGATGCCCTCACGCGGGATGGGTGCCATCCGATCTTCTAAGATGCCAAAGGGCGAAACCGCTGTCCGTAAGGATGGTGATGAGTTCACTATGTATAAAGAGGGTGGAAAGGTTAAGTCTCGCGTGAATGAAGCTGGTGTGTACACGAAGCCTGGGATGCGCAAGAGCCTGTTTGAGAAGATTAAAGCTGGCGGTAAAGGGGGCGCCCCAGGGCAATGGAGCGCGAGGAAAGCACAAATGCTGGCCCAGCAGTACAAGAAGTCGGGTGGCGGTTATAAATCGTGATCCGAAAGCCGACGTACAACCCGTTTACGGACGGGAATGTTTTTAAGTGGGTGTTAGGTGCCGCGCAGGCGTACCGAGAGTTAAAAAGGGTTGAGAACAATGCCGCTAAAGAAGCCTCAACAGAGCTTAAAAGACTGGACCGCTCAGAAATGGCGTACAAAAAGTGGTAAACCGTCAACTCAAGGTGCATCTGCAACAGGCGAGAGGTATCTCCCAACGTCGGCTATCAAGGCTTTGTCACCTTCTGAATACGCAGCAACAACAAGAGCAAAACGAGCAGGGAAGGCAGCAGGTAAGCAGTTCGTCAAACAACCTGCCGGAATTGCTAAGAAAACAGCGAGGCATAGATAATGGCTAAAAAATTTCCCGATCTGACCGGTGACGGTGAAGTAACTAAAAAAGACATCCTTAAAGCTCGTGGTGTAGAGGGCTTTAAAAAGGGTGGCAGCGCGAAGTTTATCCAAGAGGCCATCAAAAAGCCCGGTGCCTTGCGTAAGTCGCTTGGTGTCAAGAAGGGGGAGACGATCCCTGCCAAAAAGCTTGCCGCAGCCGCTAAGAAGCCCGGTAAGATGGGTCAACGAGCCCGTCTGGCTCAGACCCTAAAAGGATTTAAGAAGTGACCACTTCCGGCACCCAGTCGTTTAATTTAGACCTCTCCAATCTGATTGAGGAGGCGTTTGAGCGCTGCGGTTCTGAGTTGCGCACGGGATATGACATGCGCACGGCTCGTCGTTCTTTGAACCTTTTGACGATTGAGTGGGCAAATCGAGGTATTAATCTGTGGACGATTGAGCAGGGCTCGATTCCCATGGTGCAGGGGCAGATTACTTATGACCTGCCTGTAGATACAATTGATCTACTGGATTCTGTGATTCGTACCCAGACCGGCGTGGAACAGACTGACATCAACATCAGTCGTATTAGTGTTTCTACCTATGCCACGATCCCAAACAAGAACGCTCAGGGCCGTCCGATTCAGGTGTGGATTGACCGCCAATCAGGTGCCACGGAGCCGGTGACTGGGATTAACTACCCGACGATCAATGTCTGGCCTGCGCCAGATCAGAGCAACTTCTATACATACGTTTATTGGCGTCTAAAGCGCATTCAAGACGCTGGTAACGGCACGACAACCCAGGACATCCCCTTCCGCATGCTGCCCTGTCTGGTAGCTGGATTGGCTTATTACCTGTCAATGAAGATCCCTGATGCGCTTCCCCGGATCGACATGCTCAAAGCGTCTTACGAAGAGCAGTGGCTCTTGGCCTCTAGCGAGGACCGGGAGAAGGCTTCGTTACGGCTTGCGCCCCGTCAAATGTTTATCGGTGGTGGAGGCATGTAATGCCCAATAACTTCGCTTCTGGCAAATGGGCCATATCGGAGTGCGATAGGTGTGGTTTTCAGTACAAGTTAAAACAGCTAAAACAGATCGTTATTAAGACTAAGAACGTAAATTTGCTGGTTTGCCCTACGTGCTGGGAACAAGATCAGCCGCAGTTGCAGTTGGGTATGTATCCGGTTGACGATCCGCAGGCTTTGAGAAACCCAAGACCAGATACAACGTATATACAGGCTGGCTACACCGGCTTGCAAATTCAGTCTGGAAGTGGCCCGCTAGGTAGCGGAGACCCCTCTGGCGGTAGTAGAATCATTCAATGGGGTTGGGCTCCGGTTGGTGGCTCTAGGGCTAACGACACAGGCTTGACCCCCAATAATCTAGCGCTGGGCATATCGCTTGGCACTGTAACTGTAGCGGTAACTTAAGGAGTTAGATATGAGCGCACCTGACAAAGCTAGTTTTTTCCCGGCGGAAACGAAAGACCCAATTGGCAAATACAAGCAGCCTGAGATCTATACGGGTGACACGGGCAATAACGGATACCCGAACAACATTGCTAATACGCAGACTGTTAAGACCCGTGGTACGGGTGCAGCTACGAAGGGCACAAATTCTTCTTCGAAACTGGGGTAAGTTGTGAATTACGCCGAACTCGTATCTGCGATTAAGGGCTATGCGGAAAATGACTTTCCGACAACGGCGGGTAGCTTTACGTCTACCAACCAGCTAAATACCTTTATTGAGCAGGCTGAGCAGCGGATTTACAACAGCATTCAGTTTCCAGCCATTCGCAAGAATGTGACTGGAACGACGACATCCGGCAATAAGTACTTGGCAGCGCCAGCAGACTTCCTGGCTTCTTACTCTTTGGCAGCAATTGATGGGAGTGGAAATTACGAGTATCTGCTGAACAAGGACGTCAACTTTATTCGTGCTGCTTACCCAAGCCCCACAGATTCAGGCACACCAGCCTACTATGCGCTGTTTGATGAAAACACTTTTATCTTGGGGCCAACGCCAAATGCCAACTACACCATGGAGCTTCATTATTACTATTACCCGACTTCCATCGTCACTGCTGGAACAAGTTGGCTTGGTGATAATTTTGACTCCGTACTTCTTTATGGTGCGTTACTAGAGGCTGCGGCCTTTATGAAGTCCGATGTGGATACCATGAAGAACTACACCGACCGCTACAACGAAGCGCTTCTGTTGGCGAAACGGCTTGGTGACGGTATGGATCGTAGCGACGCCTATAGGTCTGGACAGTTCAGGATGCCAAACCTCCCCCAAAACAGCGGGGTGCGGTAAATGGCCTTCACGGGTAACTACACCACCAATACGTTCAAGACTGGGCTTCTCAACGGAGACTTCGACTTCGCTGTCGATACGATCAAGATTGCTCTCTATACCAACTCTGCTACGCTCAATGCTGGTACAACGGCTTATACGACTACTGGCGAAGTGGTTGCTTCGGGCTATACGGCTGGCGGTAATACGCTCACGCCGACGGTAAGTTCTTCTAGCGGTACGTCTTTTGTCACGTTTGCCAATACAACGTGGTCTGGTGCGTTTACAGCCCGTGGTGCGCTGATCTACAAAGATGGCGGCGGGGCAGTTTGTGTGCTGGACTTTGGCTCTGACAAGACATCGGTTACAACTTTTGAAGTGCAGTTCCCTCCCGCTACCGCAACTAGCGCAATCATAAGGATCTCCTGATGACATTTACAGCCGGTGTTCACTCAGACCCTCCAACAGTAAAGGTGAGCAATATCCGCCCACCTGAGAAAGACATCTATAAGCAGATGTGGGAGAAGGCTGAGTATCGGCATGTGGCTCCGGGTGAGCAGGTGGCTTTCGAGTTCCTGCAACAAGCCAAGCCTGAAAAGGGTGCGACGGTTCTGGATCTGGGCTGTGGAACGGGGCGTGGATCTTTGGCTCTGGCAGCGTTCGGTGATTTAAACGTCACCATGGTGGACTTTGCGGACAACTGTTTGGATGCTGACATCCGTCCAATGCTTGAGACACAGAGCCATGTCATGCGGTTTGTGGAGGCTGATCTTACCCAGCCCCTGCCAGTTCAAGCGACTTATGGATACTGCACGGATGTCTTGGAGCACATTGCCCCGGAGAACGTGGATGCGGTGATTGATAACTGCTTGTTGTCTTGCCGCCATGTGTTCTTCCAGATTTCGACAGTTGATGATGCGATGGGCGCTTTGATCGGGATGCCCCTTCACCTGACGGTTCAACCCTATGAGTGGTGGCTCAACAAGTTTCGGGAGCGCAACTGCATCATTCACTGGTCAAGAAAAGACTCTCAATCCTGCATGTTCTACGTCTCGACTTGGGTTTCGGTGGGGGATGTGGAGGTTGCAG